CTCATCATCTCCATACTCACCAGATAAATAGTATCTAATACGTTTCTTATCAAAACGACTCCTTAAACGCTTCATAAAATCTTGACAATCCTTCTTACTCAAACTAGCACCATCAGGCAAATGTTCATCATCATACGTTAACGTAATATAACAATTCTCATCATGCAACGAAGCTTCATGTAAACAACGAATAGCCCAATTACGGGCGTACTCAACACGACAACCAATACATTGACCACAAGGAACTTCAACACCACGATTACTAAAACCAGCATTAGCATCAAACACAATAGACCGTTTACCGGTCTCATTCTTCTTCTTACTATACCATCCAGTCAAAGGAGTAAAACAAGGCATTACAAACGAATACCACCACGCATCACATAACTCTTCAAACGATTCTTAGGATGCTTACGCATAGCACCACGAGTAAACATCTTCTTACTACGACCATACGAAATCTTATTTCTTTTCGGCATCAGAAATCTCCTTCTGAATAATGGGTAACAACTCTGCGATCACCATAGGTAAAATGCGCCGCACTATAAATGTCCATAACCATTTCATATCTCCTCCTCACCTCTAAAGGTAACTTGATCCCCTGGCCCGACAAGCGGGCCAGTACAACTGACGTTATCCAAGAACCAACAAAAACCGAAAATCTCATTGAAACTTTTATACCTAAAAATACGTATAGTAATATAGAGAGGAGAGAATAATGAAAAAGCTCATCGCCGAAATGACGCACGCATGCAAACAAGACTTGGAATTCGTCCAAGCCTACATCGTCCACACAACCGACAGACTAGAACGCATCCACAAAACACTATTACAACTCGAAAAAAAGGAAGCCGAAAAATGTCAATCAGAACAGACACGATAGCCCTCACAGCAGCACTCAACAAACTGACCAGGACGAAGCAGCGGCAGGAGGAGGCCCTGGCCGCCACGATCGGCCAAATCGAGCTCTTCGAGGACCTGCTAGAGGGACCCAAGGCTGAACAGCCAAAGACAGCGAGGAAGTAACCTCGCCTGTCACTTAGCACAGTTGGGACAAGAGAGCCACTGTGCACAGGAGACCAGGCAGCTGCCTGGTCTCCACTTTTCCACAAAAAATTCAAAAAAAATGCCCCTTTACGGGGCATTTTTTAACTACGAAAAACAATACTACGACGGCGGCGCCGGTTCCGGCGCCGGATCACTTGCGGCCGTCCGAGCCGCATCCCCTGCAATAGCAGCCGCCGCAGTAACTTCATCAGGGGCATCCAAAAGCCCCATAGTAACCATTTCATCCCGGTTACCAGCATCATTAGTAAAATCTAAAAACTTAGCCGGATCATTATCGAAACGCGTCTTGACTTCAGCAGGCAATTGCTTAAAAGCATTCGCACCTGCCTCTAGAATACCAAACGCAGTCTGATAATCCGGCATACTAGACACATCAGCGAAAAACGCTTCACGACCTGTAACCGGTAACTCACGCGTCTTTAAATAACGCTTAACAATATTACCAATCTTAGATGACTCTAAATCATCTTGACGAGTCCGTCCCGGACTCTTCTCCACATACGGAGTACTAGGCGGTAAATTACCGCCACCATAAGGTTCACCTTCTGCATAATACGACATTAACGAGGCCTCCTATAATTATAAGGCTTAGAATAACGACCTAAGGCATCACCAGACTTACCACTATACACATTTCCACGAACACGTACATAGTCTAAACCTTCAGGTCTCCTCGACCTGACACTAACAGGACCAGAACCACGCAAAGCTCTCGCGGCAGCAGCCGCACCAGCAACACCGACAAACGGCGTCGCCATACGAATACCAGTACCAATATACGAACCTTCCATATGCGCACGCGGCAAACCATACCGCTTATGTTGCGCATCTAACGCAGAATTACGAAACGCCTGCTCCATACTTCTATAAGAATACGGCAAACTATCCCATTGTCGAGTCTTCTCATTCCATCTGCCACCATGCAAATACGCACCAATCTGACGACGAATCATCTCCGATTCATCCAACGTCTTCATACCTAACTGCTTTTCCTTCTCAGACTGATTAGCAGCAAGCTGCGTCTGAGTATCCAGCAAACGCATCTCCTTCTTAAAACGCATCGCAGACATAGCCGAAGCCACTTTACCTTCTACATTCAAATCCCTATACGGATTTTGCGTAACCGCAGTCTGACCAGCAGGAGTAGACGCACCACCAGTTAAACCAGCTAAAACCGGATTCAAACCAGCAGCACGCAAATCACCCATCTTACGCTGCATAGCCGTAGAAGACATACGCTCTTGAAAACGCATCTGCTCACGAGCCAACTCAATATTGCGCAAATTAGTTTCTTTCTGCGCACTTATCTGTTTAGCAGTACTCCAAATACTAGCACCAGCACCAAGAATACCACCAATGGCTTCACCAATCATTAAAATCTATCCATGTTACCAGGAATACTATACATCGGCATAGGCCGAGCGGCAATAACCTCAAAATATGAATCAAACAAAATATGATGATTAGTCGTACTAGCCAAATTCCTATCAATATCCGGATCCACCACAATAAACGAACTATCTAAACTAGGACAACCACCAGAAAAATCATCAGCCAAATGCCAAACTTCCAAAGTTTGAGCATGCGTAGACCTAAACTCACCTGTAATATAACTTTTCTTATACTTATACTCTGACCAACGCTCCTGATAACCAAACGCATCTTCATCAGTAGCAGCATCTTCCAAACATATTTCTTTATTCAAAACAGCCATCTCACCTAAATGCGCAAACACAGGAAAATAGAAATCATACATCGTAGAACGAGACCAAAAACGCTCCAAACCATCTTGATAATTCAAATCGTTCCGAACACTTACCATACCTAAAACAATACCATGCTCAGTAAACGACTTAACAAAACCATGATCACTAGCAACCATAGTACCTGTAGCAGCAATATTACCCTGCTCAGTATCTACATCAACAGCACCACCAGTAGCACTAGCAGACGTCTGAACAACAGGATTAATATGAATCGGTGCACTACCACCACCTAAATATTCAGGACGCTGCAAAACCGCCATCAGCGGATCTTCAACACCAAAATGAGCCATGATTTTTTCAGGATAACGAGTTCCCGAACGCGCATCACGCTCCAACAACTTCTGAATAGCAATCCCTTCACGCATCTCATTAATATTCATTTCCAACGACGGATCTTTCCACGTCAACGTCTCACTATTACTCCAATTACCTGCACCTGAATACGCATATAACGGCTCAGTACCAGTACCAGCAGCGGCATCAATACGCATCTCACCATCAGTAGCACTACTTCTACCAGTCAACTCAATCTTACTACTATCAGTCTCCAACGGAATCGTACTAGCATCACCTTTCTGAGCCCAAGGCAAACAACTAGTAAAATAATCATGTCGCTTACCGCGATAACGTACCGGATCACCATTAGCACCAGCATTACCATCAGGACCATCATCTGGGTCCCAACTAACACCACTAGCATTCTCATGACTCAAACCATCTTGCAAATTTTGATCACGAAACCACTCATTCCAAATCTTCGCATAAGCACGAAACGGCAACGCACTCAACGTCCATCCCGTAACAGCATCACCAACACCAGTCGGCACACCTAAATAATCTTGAACAGTACCAGCATTAAAACCAGCATTAGGAACATTCTTCTGAGGAACAGTATAACTAATCGAATCACCAGGATCTTCCTGCTCACCCATAAACTTAACAAAATTCGGCCAAATCAACCTATACGGCACAAAGAAAAAATGACTATCTAAATATAAATTATCCATCAACGGCTTCACTGGCGTAGACAAACGAGCAAACGCAGTCATCTTAACATTAAACGTATCGCCAGGCAAAACTTCTGTATGAAACACCGGAATAACATAACCAACATCAAACGTCGTCTTATGACCATGAGACAAATTAAAACTACTCCGCGGCGTACTAATCTGAGGAACACGCGCAAAACGACTACTACCGCGCATCACGCTGGGCATTCTCATTTAAACAGACTCCTTAGGCTTAAGCAAATTAATACCATTCTCAATTACTATCTGACCATCACTAACAACTAAACCAGTATCTTCATAAAACTCACCAACTTCAAACAACGAAAAATCTTCGGGATGCATACCATATCCCTCACCACTATTAATAGCAGACTCAAAAGACCGCAAAGCGTCCATCTTCGTACGAAAAACACGAGGAGGACTCCAATACTCGGCCTTAGCATCATAAATACTGCAAAGAATATTAGGCATTTAAACTTTCCTTTCTCAATTTTATTCTAGCCTCAACTATAGCTTTCTCAGCCAACAACTTACTATCACCACGACCATCTTTCAACTTAGCACACTCAGCAAACTTCTTACGCTTACTCTTAACTAAACGACTCAACCGAATCTCATCCGACTCAAACATCCTATCATAATACTTGGGGGGCTTCTGCTCACGACCATCAATAATGACACTATCATGTTGATAAATCTCCTTTCCATGTTTCTGATAGTAATCATAACCAATACCGTGCTCTCCCTTACGAGCACCACGCGACATTAAAGCAAACTCAGGCTCCAAACCATCATAATACATATCCGTCATTTCTTGCGTAGCACCTTTAAACTTCTTGACCATATATCGGGCACAATACGCCGCACTAGCGAAACTAACTTCACTAACTTCCGTAATTCCCTTAGACCAAACTTCATCGAGCGAGTTCGATGTCCAAACCGAATTTCCGTCTCGTGTCGAGAAATGCTTTTTATCAGCAAAATCAAAACCAAACAACAAACAATGATAATGAGGCCTGTACTCATCATCTCCATACTCACCAGATAAATAGTATCTAATACGTTTCTTATCAAAACGACTCCTTAAACGCTTCATAAAATCTTGACAATCCTTCTTACT